TATACATAGCAGTTTAAGTATAATACTTTTGAAAAACCCTGCTTTTTTAAGTGGGGTTTTTTATTGGCTTAAATATCATTATGAATCCAAAACAAGAAGACTGGATATACGAAAGTCCTGATCGTGGACAAACGGTCTATCGCAGGAAGATTGGTGATAAACATTTTGAAAGACAGTTAGTAAATCTTCGGGCACCTAAGAAACAATTTTATTCTGATGTCATGTGGTCATATAGGTCAGAATGGGACGAACTAGCCAGTAAACATCCTGTTATCAAAGAGTACCTAGACAAACTAATAACCACAGTAAAGTTGATTGAAGAATGATAGTGTGTTGGACATTAGCTGATATTACTTCTACAAGGTACACTCGCAGGCCTAGTAGTATCGTAGACACTAAAAAACGTAATCAGCAACGCAACTACGAAACATTTTTACAGTTGATATCAATGCGTAATCAACCCACTATTGTAATTGAACCTACAATGATTGATGATAGAGATATTATTGTGATGCCATTTGGTAAAACATATCTTCAGGACTTAGGATTTAAATATAATGTATGGATGTTTGCATTTGAATGCGAACAAGAAAGTGTATTTGCAAACACAAGTAGTCTACTTGGTATACTGTTAGACGACTTTAACGGAGTTCCTATCATAACAGGCCTAGACGAAAATGCCAAAATATCTAATACAATCAATACGATAGGTGAAAAGTGTAATACCTTTTTCCTACACCAAAACCAATAGAAGTGATAAATAAACGCAAAGCATCACAGAACAAACACATACACTAGGCACATTTTAGGCTCATTACAAACACACTAGATTCAGTGATAAAAACCTATTGATGGAATTTATAAAATGAGTGCTGTAAAAATTGAAAAAGAAAACCTAGAAGCCCACGTGGAATTGTGTGCAGAGAGGTATAACGCATTGGAAGACAAACTCGACGACGTTGAGAGAAAGGTTAGTTCACTAGAACTAGTTGTCAATGAGATCAAACAAATGATCACATATAACAATAATACACGACAAAAACAATTAATCAAATATAGTTTAACTATAATTGGATCTTTGGTCATATTAGTAGGATGGATGGTGGTACACTTTATGGTGCCATACATTTTCACAACCATATAACTATGTCTGCGGCGAGCCCAACATTTAAGAAATTTAATGCCCTCGCCAAGCAGAGCATTGCATCAGTATCTAAAAACATAATTGTAAAAAAGAAAGACACCTACGAGGTATTTGGTAAGTATCGCATACGTAAACAGGAAGATGGGTTTGTTGTTTATAATAAAGATCAAAGAGTTAACACTTTTCTTTCGTCACGTAATGCACTTAGCTATTGTATATTTGAAAAATACTTTAAGTATGAAGATTCTAAATTACTAGAAAGATTAGATGGCCGACTACAGTCAAAATTGTTTGACATTGAAGTAGCACACCATATTTTAACTACATCTCAAGACAGCTTTAAGAAATTTAACGCATTGGCTAGAGTTGAGTTATATATAGATGACACAAAAAATATTAAAGAACAAATCAATGAAGTAGTCAACAAGGCTAAATACTTCCAACAAAGGGAATTAGACAATGAAGTTAACAGACATACAACCAAAAACAGACGCTAAATTTATTAGCCGAGTGATCAACAGCTACTTTGCGTCAAAGGTAGATGTCCCTGCATTGAAAGAAAGTAATGCTCGCACAATGCTCACTAAAGTTAAAAAGTTAATTAAAGAAACTAAAGGTACATCTAAGTTCCATACCAGTGAGAAAAGCCCAGCTTATCTCCAACTGCTTATGATGGAACAAGCATTAAGTGCTCAATTGATAGAGTATGGTGCCACCCACAGCGGCAATCAAGGCGGAACTGCATATACTAATCCTACATCATCAGTAATGGCTAACATTAAACCTGAAGATGAAGAAGAAGATGACGTAGAAGAAGCATGTGGATCTAAGCATAAAAAGAAAACAGAAGGTGCTTACGGTAAGAAGAAAAAAATGAAAGAAGCTAAACTAACAGAATCTGAAGTTGAAACAGCACAAGTTGTTTTAGCGGCACAGGACATGGTAGACAAGATTGCAGGCTGGATGGAAGATGTTGCAGATATGCAATACAAAGATTTACCTGGATTAGTTGAAATGATGCGTAACGAAGTTGGTGTTAATGAAGCACAATCATTCTTAGATGCACAAACAGCAACATTAACAACATTACTAGGATCATTGGAACAAGCAAAAACAGAAGCAACAGCGGCTATGGCTCCCTTAACAGGCGAACAAGCAGTTGACCCAAGCGAATTTAGTGGTGAACCAGATCTAGATGCAGGCGTTGATAATGATACTCCACCAGAATTAGATGCAGACAGCGATGGTGATATTACTGAACCAGATCTAGAACCAGACTTAGGCAGAGAAAGAAGATAAATGAAACTGTTTGAGGTTAACGGGCAGGCGTTAGAACTGGCCTCACTGATACAATACCTAATAGGTAAAAGCGACGAGCTAAAAACTAAACCCCAAATTAAAACAGACACATTCATTAACATGGCAAGACAGGCAGGTGTAAACGTATCACTTGGCAACTTACAGGCACTTTCAACTCAAACTCCTTTAAAAAACATGATCACAAATATTAATCAAGACACAATTGAATTTGGCATAGCAAACGATTTAAAAATGCCCGTAGACAAAGCAAGAGATGTTGTTAAAAAAATGGCAAAAAGATCATTAAGCAAAAGAATTTAGATAACTATTAATATGCTCCACAAAAGCCCATTCTCTAGCCAGACTGGGCTTTTTTTACCACTCAGGGTTGACACAAGCACATAAATAGCGTAGTATACTAATTATAGTATGCAAGGAGTAATATATGGCTTATTCAGATAAAGTATTAGATCATTATGAAAATCCTAGGAACGTAGGTTCTATGGATAAGAACGACCCATCAGTAGGTACTGGCATGGTAGGTGCACCTGCGTGTGGTGACGTTATGAAATTACAGATACAAGTAAAAGATGGAGTAATAACAGATGCGAAGTTCAAAACTTACGGATGCGGTTCGGCAATCGCGAGTTCAAGCCTTGTCACAGAAATGCTCAAAGGCAAAACAGTTGAACAAGCACAAGCAATCCAAAATATGGAAATTGTTGAAGAGCTTGCTCTTCCGCCTGTAAAGATACATTGCTCAGTGCTAGCAGAAGATGCTATTAAAAGTGCTCTAGCAGACTATAGAAAAAAGCAAGAAACAGCGTAGTATGGCTGAGCTAATAGAAACACCTTGCGTTGCAATATGCAGAACAGAAAATGGGGTGTGCATTGGGTGTGGACGGACTGTAGAAGAAGTAACTAAATGGCTTGATTATACAGATCACGAGCGTAAAAGTGTAATGGAAAGATTAGAAAAGGAAACACATGATCTCTTTAACTAAAAAAGCCGCAGGGCGGGCTAGTAAATATATATCCAATAGAGCAAGCACTCTTGGTTTACGCATCGGCGTAAAAACTACAGGCTGTTCAGGCATGGCCTATGTATTAGAGTTTGTTGACACTATAGAAGAAGAATTTGACGAAGTGTTTGAAGATCATGGTGTTAAGTTAGTAGTCAATAAGAAAGATCTAGTGTACCTTAGCGGTCTACAATTAGATTATCAAAAGAAAGGACTCAATGAAGGCTTTGAGTTCATCAATCCAAACGTTAAAGCTGAATGTGGTTGTGGAGAAAGTTTCACAGTTTAGTTGACTTCTGTTAGGTGACCATATATACTAATAGTATGCTTATTGACCATTCCATTTATTTTTCATTTTAACTAAATATAGTAGTAACGGAGACTTCGCCATGTACTATGTTTATCTATTAAAAAATCCAAAAACTAACATTCCATTTTACGCTGGAAAAGGCAAAGGTAAAAGAGCCCAATATCATATTTTACAAAATCAACGAGGCAAAAATACTGAAAATCCATACAAAGATCATGTTATAAGACAACTATTAAACGAAGGGCTTACACCCACAATTGAGTATATTTTTTGGAGTGAAAATGAAGAAATTGCCTATGAGTATGAAAAAGAAACAATAAAAAAGTATAGAAGAAAAAGATATGATATTGATGGTTTGCTAACTAACTTATGCGAAGATAATCGCCCACCGCATAATGAATATTCCGATGAACGAAGACAATTATATAAGTCAAGAATGATAGGTAATCAAATAAACAAAGGAAGAATTCAATCTCAAGAAGAAAAAGATAGACGTGCTCAGTCACTTAAAGAAGCATATAGTAGTGGTAAAAGACAAGTAACTGAAAAAATGAGAGAAACAACTAAAAAAACTCATTTGGGTAAACAAGTAAGTAACGCCACTAGACAAAAACAATCAGTATCTGCTAAACTAAGTAAAGCCTGGCGAAAAGGAAAGACCAATGAAGAAATTTTTGGAATAGAGAAAGCTAAAGAAATAAGAGAGAAAAAAAGTAAATATTTACCACCTAATAGGAAACCAATTACTATAAACGACAATACATATCAATCGATTAGGCATGCATCAAAAGAATTGAATATATCAGAATACAAGGTACAAAAACTCTATGGCAATATTAGCAAACAAATATAATTATATTCCTCTTAGCAGAGCTACTGATGCTACAGGTAAAAGACTGTATCAAACCCCTAATGGAGAAAAATTAGTTTCGGTCACAACAATCCTAGACAAAACAAAATCAGCAGAAAAAACAAAAGCTCTAGCCAATTGGCGTAAGAGTATTGGCGAAGCAAAAGCGACAGAAATAGTAACAGAAGCCGCTAACCGTGGAACACGCATGCACACCTACTTGGAAAAATATGTGCTAGGTGAGGAACTAAAGGAGTCAGTATCAAATCCATATGCTCAGCAGAGTTTAGATATGGCCAAGATAGTTGTTGAAGAGGGCTTATGCAATGTAGATGAGTATTGGGGAACTGAAGTTGCTTTATACTTTCCGAAAATATATGCAGGTACAACTGACCTAGTTGGTGTACATAAAGGTGAAGCCGCAATACTCGACTTTAAACAAACCAACAAGCCTAAGAAGCGTGAATGGATTGAAGATTACTTTATGCAACTAGTGGCCTACGCCGAAGCACACAACGAAGTATATGGTACAGACATACGTAAAGGCGTTGTGTTAATGTGTTCAAAGGACTATAAATATCAAGAGTTCATAACAGAAGGTGTGGAGTGGGATATGTGGAAACAAAAATGGTGGGACCGCGTAGAACAATACTATAAAGAACAACGATGATTGATTTTCTATTTTTTCTAATAGTAAAGCACATAATATGCGACCTTGGTCTGCAAAGCCAATTTCTCTGGGGTAAGACACATAATAAACAACATTACTTTGGTTGTCATTTACACTATTTCCATCATGGGTTAGGCACTTTACTAGTTGCATTATTTTTTGTTAGTCCTCTTCTAGCATTAGCTCTGGCACTTGTTGATTATGTAGCACATTGGAATATTGATTTTTGTAAACACAGAATTAACAACGCCTTAGGTAGTACACGTAAAGATAAATTGTTTTGGTGGATAAATTCAGTTGATCAGGGCTTACACATGTTAACTTATTATCTTCTTGTTCTCTATGTCTAATAAAACTGATATTTTAATTTGTTCGTTACCTACATTGTTTGTAGATAGGTTACCTGGAGCACCTGCATTAATTAAATCAGCATGCAAAGAAGCAGGCTTCACAGCTCAAACTATAGACTTATCATTAGATTTTTATATAAACGAATCTGTAAGAAACTTAGAACAGTTTAATAAATTATCTTCGGTTTTTCGGCCATCAGAAGAACCAAGCGAGAGTGCTATAGCCGCAAAAGACAAATGGCTAAAAAGAGCCATTGGGTATATTAAAGATTCAAACTGCCCTGTTGTTGGGCTGAGTGTGTTTACATTTTTTCAACACAGAGCCGCATATTTTCTAGCTAAAGAAATACGTAAACAACTGCCCAACGTTAAAATATTAGTAGGAGGACTGGGCCTGAATATCAATTGTACTAGTTTATCTAATCTGATAAAAATTAATAGATTAGATATTTTAAATCCTTTTCATGTATTTTTAAAGATCAACAAATTAGTTGATCACGTTATCTTAGGAGTCGACGGGTTAGATGATATTATTAAATATTTGGAATTAGAACTTGGTGTTAATGCGATTAATGGTGTTATTAAAGAAGAAATTGCACTGAAAAAAAATCAATATGCATCTCCGGTTCCAGATTACGATGACTATCTAATAAATGAATATATGTGGCCAGACGGCAAATCCTTACCAGTCACTGGTAGTAAAGGATGTGTAAGAGCTTGTACATTCTGCGACGTACCTGGGCAGTTTGGTAGATTTCGTATGCGTACCGGAGTAGATATAGGGAATGAAATAGTTCAATTAGCAACGAGGCACGGAATACGAAAATTTGAATTTACTGACAGTCTGGTCAATGGTAGCCTTAAGGTATTTAAAGAATGGATGGAGGTTGTTGCAGATTACAACAATCAACAACCTATTGAAAATAGAATAACCTGGTTTGGTCAATATATTTGTAGACCGCAAAGTCAAATACCCGAGGATCTCTATAGTCTAATGAGCCAATCGGGTGTAGTAAATTTAGTAATAGGTGTCGAAAGCGGTAGTAATGCGATCCTAAAAGATATGAAGAAAAAAATGACTGTTGAAGATGTGTTTGATGAATTAGATATGTTTGAAAAATATAACATTAAGGCACATTTTTTAATGTTTTCAGGATTTTATACTGAGACCCGAGATAGGTTCATTGAGACTATAGAATTTTTAATTAAGTGTCAACGATATGTAGCAACTGGCATCGTTGCAAAGTTTTCAATCGGAGCACCTCTATATATTAACAACGACACATACTTACATGATCATGCAGAAGATTTAGGACTGGTTATAGATCCATTCAACGACTTTAATTGGACTACTAAAGAAGATCCATCCAATGATCTTATTCAACGAACATACAATAGATTGATACAGCAAGAATTAATGGATGTGTTGGGGTATCATGCATCTAGTCAACATGTTTCTACAATGTATCAACTTGATGTAATGTTATCTCAAATAGAAAACGAATTAGAGGAAAGGTTAAATGAATATGCTAAGACCTGAGTTATTAGTTAATTTACCAAAAGAAACGTTAGATCAGTGCCAATTCAGTCGATTTGAATTACTACTGACATTAACAGGTTGTCCTTGTCAAGGAAGATACCCGTTGGTTGATGTTCTATTAGATGACACAGTGATCTTTACAGGTCATGTCGATAGAGAACGATTGCATTTTAATAGACAGGTAATAGATGTTGACTCAATCATATTATCCATACGCTATAAAGGAAAAACAAATAGAGACACAACAGTTGATAATAACGGAAACATTACTGAAAACCAGTGCGTCCATATTGCGGGTGCTGTAATTAACGGAGTTGATTTAATAAAAACAAACATCATCTACGGATTAGGCAACTATACGTTTGTATTAGATTCTGAGAAAGAAAAGTACTACCGTGAGCACAACCTTAGTATAGAACCAAATCATAGTTTAGAAATGGGAGAAAATGGAGAATGGAACATTAAACTGCCGGTTCCTGTACTTACCGGATTGTGCAACCTTGTAGCATACGAAGAAGAGGCAGAAAAATGGCAACGAAGAAAGCTATTAGATGGCATGTATAAAAAAATTAAAAACATACGTAAACTTGAAAAGAAAATAAACGAGTTGAATACGAATAAATAGTAACATAACAACGGAATATAAAAGATGGCTACAGTACAAATTTCACGCATACAACATAGACAAGGTCTAGCAGAAAACTTACCTCAATTGGCAGGAGGAGAGTTTGGCTGGAGTGTAGATACTAGACAATTATATATTGGGAACGGCACACTAGCAAATGGTGCACCAGTAGTTGGTAACACAGAAATACTAACTGCCTTTTCAGATATTGTTACACTAGCAGACACATATACATTTAAAGGTGAGTCAGCTGGATACACAGTTAAAACAGGAGAGTTAACAAGCACTCCGGTAACACGTACACTACAAGGTAAGTTAGATGATTTTGTATCAGTTAAGGACTTTGGTGCAGTGGGTGACGGTGTTGCAAATGACACAGCCGCAATCAACAGAGCATTGTATGAACTGTTTTGTCGTGAACTAAATGCAGAAGTACGTAGAAGTTTATATTTTCCAGCTGGTAATTACATAATCAATGACACATTATTAATTCCGCCTTACGCTAAAATATGGGGCGAAGGTATGAACTCAACAGTGATCAAACTAGATGTTGATCCGTCATCAACTATTCCAAGCTATCTTGCTAGAACAACAGACAGCTTACAACAAACAGGTATCAACATTGGTACTAACTCAGCAGTAACACCCAGGAATGTTGAAATTTCTGCAATAACCTTAGAAGCAATGGAAATTACAGATATATTCCTAGTGGAATCAATTGATCAAATGTATTTTGATTCAGTTGGCTTTAAGGGGCCTCTAACAAGTTCTGATTTAAATGTAGCTACAGATGATGCTAGCTGTGTTAGAACTAACGGAACAAGTGCAAACATTCCGCGTTCTGTGACATTTGATAAATGTGCATTTACTAATATGACATACGCATTTAAAATTAATGAACGTTGCCAGGGTTGGTCAGTAAGTAATTCAAAATTTGAAACATTATACAATGGTATTGTGTTAGGTGATGCACTAGTAGACGGCGGCCCTAAAGGCTTTAGAACAGTACACAACTTCTTTAATCAAATTTATGGTTCAGCAATTGTGTATGATCTAGTTAGCACTTGTGCTACTGCTCATAATATTTTCTTAGACGACTGCGGTAAACAATTTGGTGCAAGTCCGCAAGTTCCAGTAATTGATTTCAATACTGACAATAACATATCAATTGGTGACATGTTTGAACGTAGCGATGCAGACAGTTTAACATATGCAAGAATTGATGTAGGAACAACTACTTCGATTGCATTAGATAATACCAAACAAATCCAGTTAGGTAGTTTTGTTCGTGAAAGTGGTAAAACTGCTACACTCACAGATAACACAGCAGTTGCCGCATCAGTATTTACAGTGGATACATCAAACATAACAGCTTGGTCAATGGACTATACCATTACGAGAGGCACAAATATAAGACACGGTTCAATGAAAGTACGTAATACTAGTACTCCTCTTGTTGATGATGAGTATGTTGAAGATGCTTCAACTGGTGTTACACTATCAGTAGCAAATACCTCAGGCACAACATATGCTTTACAATATGTAACAACCAGTACAGGTGCTAACGCTACTATAACTTACAGCTTAACTCAGTTAGGCTAGTATGTGGCCCGTGGGCTATGAAGAACGTCTCCAATCCTGGGTCCAACTCAGAGAAGATTGCAAAAACAAACCAATAGCAGAACAACTTAACCAAATAGCTGGATGGTGGGGACATGCTCCTCGAGTAAGAAACGTAGTACACTGGCATGACCAAGAAAACTGGCCATCTCCTTGGGAACTTTTGGCAGATAATTCCTATGATGAGCTTGCTATTGCATTAGGAATGTCATATACTACATTAATGCTAGACAGTATAAATACCACCGTCGAGTTAGCCCAAGCAAAGGACAGTACAGCAGGTGACTTTTATATAGTCCTGGTCGATGATCGGAAATATATACTTAATTATGACCCGTGGTTAGCAGTAAATAGCGAACAAACAGATTTTACAATATTAAATACAGTTGAACAAGATCAACTATTAAAAAAAATAGGATAGAGATGGCAGAGATTATAGTTACTAAAAGAGATGGTAGTAAAGAACCGTTAAACATTGAAAAACTACACAAGGTTGTATTATGGTCCTGTGAGGGCATTACAGGCGTGTCGGCTAGTGAAGTTGAAATTAAAAGTCACTTACAATTTTATAACGGTATCAAAACATCAGACATTCAAGAAACAGTAATTAAATCTGCCGCTGATTTAATTACAGAAGACACCCCGAACTATCAACATGTAGCTGGTAGATTAATCAGTTATCATATACGTAAAGATGTGTATGGTAGTTTTGAACCGTGGCACGTTACTAAACTAATCAAACAAAATATCGAACTTGGTTTATATGATCCTCATCTCTTAGAAGATTATACTGAAGATGATTGGGAGCAAATTAATTCATACATTAAACATAATCGTGACGAGTCATTGACTTATGTAGCCATGGAACAGTTTCGCGGCAAATACCTAGTACAAAATAGAGTTACAAATGAGATATACGAAAGCCCACAAATGACATATATGTTGATTGCGGCTACATTATTCTCAAGCTATGGCAAGAGTACTAGACTGCAATACGTTAAAGATTATTATGACGCAATATCAACTCATCAGATAAGTTTACCTACTCCTGTAATGGCAGGTGTAAGAACTAGTCAACGACAGTTTAGTTCATGTGTACTAATTGAAACAGATGACAGCTTAGATTCAATTAACGCTACAGCCTCAAGTATTGTTAGATACGTATCGCAAAAAGCAGGTATTGGAATCAACGCTGGTCGCATCCGTGCTATTAAAAGTCCTATTAGAAAAGGTGATGCTTACCATACAGGTGTTATTCCATTCTTTAAACTATTCCAAGCGGCAACACGATCATGCTCACAAGGTGGCGTAAGAAATGGTGCGGCAACAGTGTACTATCCAATATGGCACCTAGAAGCTGAAGACTTGCTAGTACTTAAAAATAATAAAGGCACTGAAGACAATCGTGTCAGGCACATGGATTATGGTGTACAGTTTAACAAATTAATGTACGAGAGATTATTAAGTGGTGGAGATATAACTTTATTCTCACCGCATGATGTCCCTGGCATGTATGATGCGTTCTTTCAAGACCAAGACAGATTTAAAGAGCTATACGAAACAGCAGAACGTAATACAAAAATTCGTAAGAAAACATTAAAAGCAGTTGATCTGTTTAGTGCATTTATACAAGAGCGTAAAGATACAGGTAGAATATATCTACAGAATGTTGATCATGCTAACACACACGGGTCGTTTGATCCAAAAGTAGCACCAATTAAACAAAGTAACTTGTGTTGTGAGATTGATTTACCTACTAAACCATTAAATGATCTAAATGATCCAAATGGCGAGATAGCGTTGTGTACACTAAGTGCTATTAATTGGGGTGCATTCAGATCACCCGAAGAGATGGAAAAGGCGTGCGGGCTTGCTGTGCGAGGATTAGACGCCCTTTTAACCTATCAGAACTATCCTGTGATAGCGGCAAGAATGAGTACAGAGAATAGACGCCCCCTTGGTGTTGGTATTATTAATCTTGCTTATTGGTTAGCCAAGAATGACTTTACATATACTAACCCTAGCTGTTTACCAGAATTAGATCGTTGGGCACAGCACTGGTCATACTACTTGATTAAAGCGTCAGCAGATCTAGCAGAAGAATATGGTGCGTGTCCTAAATCAAACGAAACTAAGTATCATCATGGTATACTGCCAGTTGATACTTATAAACGAGATGTTGATGAGCTAGTGCCACATAAAGATCAGGTGGATTGGAAAGGGTTACGTGAGCAACTTAAGAAAACAGGTATACGAAACTCAACCCTAATGGCACTAATGCCAGCAGAAACATCTGCACAAATTAGTAACTCAACAAACGGTGTGGAACCTCCACGTAGCTACATTAGTATTAAACAAAGCAAACACGGCGCATTAACACAAGTAGTACCTGAATTTAGAAGATTAAAGAACAAGTATGAGCTGTTGTGGGATCAGAAGAGTCCACTAGGCTATCTAAAAATAATGGCAGTTCTCCAGAAGTATATTGATCAAGGTATCTCGGTAAATACTTCTTATAACCCAGAGCATTATGAGGATGACAAGATTCCAATGAGTGAGCTATTACAACATGTTATTATGTTTTATAAATATGGTGGAAAACAGTTATACTACAATAATACATATGATGGACAGGGTGAGATTGACATTGACAGAGATATTCAAGACAGTGTTGAATCTAATCAAAGTAGTGAACTTGCAGACGATGACGACTGCGACAGTTGTACAATTTAAATAATAATAAAAAAGATAAAATCTACTATGAGCGTTTTAAACATCAAGAATAACCATCTTAAAAGCCTAGCGTTTCTTGACAAACAAGGTGGCCCAGGCATACAGAGATACGACACCCTAAAGTATAAACAATTTGATAAACTAACTGACACACAGTTAGGTTTTTTTTGGCGCCCTGAAGAAGTTGATGTCATGCGTGACTCAAAAGACTTTAAAGATCTAACTCCAAATGAACAGCACATCTTTACAAGTAATCTAAAACGACAAATACTATTAGATTCAGTCCAAGGCCGCTCACCTAACTTAGCTTTATTACCTCTTGTTAGTTTACCAGAGATTGAAGGATGGATTGAGACTTGGGCATTTAACGAAACTATTCATTCTCGTAGCTACACACATATTATTCGTAACGTGTTTTCGGACCCATCGAAAGTATTCGACGAGATGATGGACATTGAAGAGATTGTTAATTGTGGAACTGAAGTTACCAAATATTATGACGACCTAATAGAACACGGGTCATGGTATAAACTATTAGGTGAAGGTGAACATACAGTAAACGGTAAGAAGATAATTGTTGATCGTTACGAACTTAAAAAGAAACTGTGGTTGTGTATTAACTCAGTTAACGCTCTTGAAGGAATACGTTTCTATGTGTCGTTTGCTTGTTCATGGGCATTTGCTGAACTTAAAAAAATGGAAGGCAATGCTAAAATTATTAAACTAATTGCACGTGATGAAAACGTACACCTAGCATCAACTCAGCATCTGTTAAAAATGCTACCACAAGACGACAAAGATTATATTAAAATTAAAAAAGAATGCGAAGCAGAAGTAGTTGAAATATTTAGAACAGCAGTTGAGCAAGAAGAAGCATGGGCAAGATACTTGTTTAAAGATGGTTCAATGATTGGACTTAACGAACAGCTATTAAGAGACTATGTTGAGTGGATTGCTAACAAGCGTATGTCTTCAATAGGTCTTCCTCAGATTTATAAAGGTGGTAGTAATCCTCTTCCGTGGACACAAAAATGGATAGCAGGCGGGACTGTACAAGTAGCACCACAAGAAACAGAAATATCATCATACACAATTGGTGCAGTTAAACAAGATGTATCTGAAGATACATTTAAAGGATTTAGTTTATAATGTTAACCGTGTATTCAAAAACAAATTGTCCTTTCTGCGATCAAGCAAAGGCATTTTTAGAACGTAAAGGTATAGAACATCGTGTAGTTAAGATTGATGAAAACGCTGAAGCACGTGACTTTTTATTAGCACAGGGATTTAGGTCGGTGCCTCAAATCTTTACAGAGACAGAATTATTCGTAGAAGGTGGGTATCAAGGGCTAATTAAGTTAACAGAAGACGAATTAACCACTAAACTAGGATAATAATGGAAATTTCAAAAGATACGATATACACATTCAAATTAAACTCAGGCGAAGAAATGGTAACAAAGGTGTTAGATGTTAAAGACACTCATTACGTCATTGAACAACCTGTATCAATAGCCCCAGGGCAAAATGGCATGCAAATGATCCCAAGTGCATTTACTATGGAATTACAAAAACCAGCGAGACTAAATATTAATGCAATCACAATGGTGTTTGAAACTAATCCAGAAGTACAAGCTAGCTACAAAACAGCAACATCAGGGATAGTTACACCACCAGAAAAGAAAATTTTAACAGGATAACAATATGCCAGGAGTAGTACGTAAAGGCGACATCAATGGAGCAGGTGGCGTTGCTACCGGAGCAAGTTCTAATGTCTTTGTTAATGGCAGAGGTGTTGTATATCCAGGTAGCCCAGTAACCCCACATCCTTGTTGCGGTTCCCCTGGGTGCGACATGCACTGTGTGGCTGTGGTAATAGGTCCAGGAAGTTCAACAGTATTAGTCAATGGTAAAAGAGTCATCAGACAAGGTGATTCAGATAGTTGCGGTCACTCTAGAGCTACTTCTAGTTCTGATGTGATCTGTGGGTAATTAGATATGGCATGCGGAGGAGCACTTACAGGTATGCTAATGACAGCAGGCGCTAGCTTGCTGAATGGTGCAGGATCAGGTTTAGTAAAAAGTTTAGGCATTAGTAATGCTATCACAAAAACAACTACAAGTTTCCCAGGATTTGGCACGATAACAGAAGCTATATCAGCCGCAGGTGGTGCAGGCGGCACTGGTTTAATCACTATGGGAGGATTAACATTTCCAGGCGTAGGCAATGCTGTGCCCAGTAGTTTTCTAAGCGACCTAGGTAGTACATTTGGTATGACTGATCTAATTAACTCCACAGCAGATGCGATAATGGGTGCTGACCTAGGTGTCTTTACTCAACATTTTAATGCCGCTGATGGTCTAGTTGCTGGATCAAATGGATTTATAACTGCCCTGAAATCATTTGCTGGTGAAACATTCTCACAATATACGCAGGATAGTTTAATGACAGGTGCATTAGCAACTGCCAACAAAGCTCTGCCATCATTTGCTACTGACATGCTTAACGTAGGTAATATTATAGACCTAGGCAATCTAAACAATTTAGGAAATCCTCTCAGTCTAGTTAAAAATCTAAGTCAACAAGCAGGCGGACTTGCTGTTCTAAATAAAAGTTTATTAAATGCAGGTATTGATCCCAACTCACTTAACACCCTAATTAATTCAACTGACGTTGGAGCATTAACTGGTTCTAGTCTAGGTGATGCACTAGGAACAGGCGGTCTGGTAGAGTTTGCAGGTACGAGAAACGCTCAAGACCTATTAAGTGGCGGAAGTACTAATTATGCAACACTAGGATCTGCACCGGCTAGCACAGGATTAATGAGTGCTGTATATAATGCAATGGCTAACGTTAAAGGAGATGACTTAGCAACAGTACAATCTATATTAGGAAGTAACGTATCAGGCTTAACTACTATGCAAGATATGTTAGACCCTACTAAGATAATGCCAAACAGTTTTCCTAGTTTAACTTCAATTCCAAGTGCAGGATATGAAGCAGGACAAAATCAACAGGCATCCGCCGCAAGTTCATTGAGCAAGGTTTACGTATAATGGCAACACTAAACGAAAAATTTAACGGATTAGGTAACACGCTGTACACTGCGTTACCAGAAGATATTGCAGATGCTAACAAAGCATTAGCAAGAGCTCTAGGTCAAATTAAAAATGTATTTCAGCTATCAACAGCTCAAGTAGGCCAAGTGGCCGCAATACTTGAAACTACTAAAGGGTTAAATTTAATTAGTGGAACTGGCGGATTAGATCAAGATGTTATTGATTTTTATACTGACAATATAGCAACAGGTAGTGGACAGAATGGAGAACTACTATTAACTGACGTGATTGGCACAGCCGCAGGATGGGTACATGAAGATGAGCTCAATGCAGAAGCTGAGAGATTGGCAATTCTCAATGGGTTAGGGGAGTTTGACGATTTGCAAGCACATCCAGCTCCGCAAGAATTTGACAATGCTGGTAATGGTTTGTACACAGTGTTATGGTATCATTGGACACGGAACGCTTATTACACTCCCATAGTTAATCCATTGGTTCTTGATGCCGAAGGTAACCCAACAATAATCCCACAATGGACATTGCCTCCAGGTATAACGCTAACTGCCAGTAAAGCTGGTGTGTATTCAAGTAAACTTGCATTAAGTGACGCTGTTGTTGAACTGTGTAATACTGAAATACAACGAATAGCTAACTCGTATCCATTGCAAGCAGGACAGAGTGTTACTGCATATACAAATATGGGTAATCAAATGGTACGAGAAAAAACAAATCAAGCGTCTGCAGGAATAGTTCCGGCTGACACGCAGACAGGAGTAAAAACAACAGTCCAAGGGTTAGTTAGTAACTTACATAGCATAGGGCAAGATACCAGCTTAGGCGGTAGTGCGTATGTGTTAGAAAAACTTGCTGATACCCGTATCAAAGGCGGACAAGCAGTGATAGCAAGTATGCGAGAAGGTAGGAATATTCAGAGATTAGCAGAAGCAGGCATACCTACAGACTTATTTGCAAATTCACAGCCCAAAACATCCGAACAAGCCACATTGCTTACATCAACATACACTGTTGATGAAGCAAAAGCTGATGCACCTCAATAAACCATTGACAATGATTATACAGACTGTATAATTAGTTTATGAAATACTTTTCTTACGCACTAACTGCAAATGAATTTACCATGATGGATATATGTCCTGAAGCAGTTCGTTTTGGACCTAGCACATTGTACAGTCACGAATTACGCTTTGCAGAAACAGCAGACATCATTCAATCTATTAAATCAACAGTTGAAGGTATATTATGGGAAATACCCGAAGAGTATATAGACATGATCACTACTATAGAACGACACGAATCTAAGAAACAAGTTTTAGTATCCTACGGAAAAGAAACAATCAGAGCATGGACTTCAAAAAGAGAAGTGTATATTCCACCAAGTGTTCCTACATGGGAATATTGGGAGCAGATTGAAGATGCATATGATCAACAAGGATTGCCAGTTTTGCAAATAATAAATGCAATAGACCAAATTGAAAAATATTATGATACAGGATTTAAACTTTAATTGAATAAAGAACTACATGATAACTTATTAGGACTAGGTAATAATTATACTGGTGGTATGTTATCTCCTGACCGTAAATCGTTTTATGTAAACATACCTAAGAATGCTACATTATTTATCAACCAATGGCTATTAGAAAACAATTGGAAATTCTCAGAGCATAATGATCAAGTTAGTGAAGTAGTTGTAGTACTCCGTGATCCAATAGAACGTTTTGTGTCAGGATTCGCCCAATATATACAAGGTAGTATTTTATTCCCAACATTTGGTAATCTTGGTCCAAGTCTAACTATAGAAAAACTAACTGAGTATTGGCCTATGGTTGAACGCTTTATGGGAGATCAGGTAGTATGGTTCGATGACCACACTTGGTTTCAAAATTATTACGTTAAAGATGTAATGCCTGATATTCCTCGTCAATATTTCTGGATAGACGATCAGTTAAACAATAATCTTAAACAGGCGTACGATCTAAATGACCCTAGTCAAAAAGTTCTGTCAGATACAAATGCTAGTCGAGGAATAGGATTAGAAATACAACAATTAATTAGAAATAGTTTGCTCAATCCAACAATATTAGATCAAATCAAACGAGTGTTACAACCAGATTATGATCTTATAAGTCAGGCTCAGTTGACCAAATAATTAAAAGGTGTTATAATAGTAACACTTTAAAGCAGTAAATAGTAGAACGGAAAAGGAGAATAGTTGATGCAGTTAACAACGAAGGTACTATACGCAACACTAGTTATATTAGCGTTAATGTTTATACACAGTGCAAAGGTTTCACAAGACGCTGAACGAGCAGGAGTCGTTGCTGAACTTAAAGCTCAGCAACAAGAGATACATCAGAGAGAAAATGAAGAGCTAATAGCTCAGTTAGAACGAGAAGAGCGTTGGATGAAAGAGATAGGCTGTCTTGCCCGTAATGTATATTACGAAAGCCGTGGTGAAAGTCTACAAGGGCAAAAGGCAGTAGCTCTGGTAACACTTAATCGTGCTGAAAGCCCAATGTTCCCTAACACAATATGTGGCGTTGTTAACGAACGCAAAAAGGTAGCAAAGCGGGGAGTAGTATGCCAATTCTCGTGGCGTTGTGAAAGTCACACAAATCCTAAAAAGCATATCAAACAATCACACGAAAGTTATCAAGCCGCTATAACTGCTATACTAGATTATGACAGTTTAACACAAACATTAGTTACAGCAGATACATTGTTTTTCCACGCCGCCCATGTAAGACCGTTTTGGCGTAAAGTTAAACAACGCCTAGCTCGTATTGATAATCATATATTCTACAGACAGAAACCGGGAGACCATCGTCGATAGTTGTTGTTAAAAAACAGCAGAAAAATAACAACAACCAAAATTGTTGTTAAAAAACAAGATAAAATTAACAACAAATACCTCTAGAAATAGGGGTATTTTTTTGGCTAAAATGGTTGACCATTAAATCGTTATTTGCTATACTTACTTGTAAGTTAGAAAAGCAGTTAATTAATTAGGGGTAATTAAAATGACATATGCAACTGAAAAACCAACATTAAGAAAACTAATAGAAAAATATAACTCTACTGCACTAAAATTGAACTACAAAGGCGAACCAATTAGAGGTGGCTCTGTAACAGAAGGCGACTGGGAACGTGACGGTGTTGCTATATTAAGTAACAAAGAATATATCAAAGGACCTAAAGGAGAAATTCGTTGGGTATCAAATAATTCTGTTCCTCCAACAGACATCTTAGAAATGGCTGTAGTTGACGGTACAATCACAATGGAAGAACTTTTCATCAGCGGCGAGCAAAAAGATATTGACACTACAAGACACTTTGCTCAGTATGCGGCTATGCGTGAAAAACGTGGTTACTCAGATGAAGAAAGAGCTGAGATGAAGGCGGCGTTTGGTGACGAAGAAGTTGTTGATGTTATCACTGGTCAACAGGTAGCTATATAATGGAATATTTCTTTTTAGCATTTGTGGGCTTGGTATTAATAGTATCTTTGGCAACACACGGAATATTTGGTACATTATTGATTATGGGTGTTGGTTACGGCATCGGTTGGTATTTTTGGGGTGAAGGTGCTGGAGTTATAATTGCAGGCCTCTTAGTTTTTATGTCATTAACTGCAGGCGACAGTACTAATTTTAGAGTATCAAAAACTAATTGGACTCCAGAGCTTCAAAAGAAAAATGGATTTAAAGAATGGTTTGACATTGACATTAATAAGAAATAATAATGAATAGACCAACTACAGGCACTGAGGTAACAGTAACTACAGAAAGCCGTATGCGAAGTGTGTACGGTGACTATGGTTACCATGAGCTTACAGGAACTGTGCTAGCTAGTCCTAAATGGTTGAAGCCAAATGAGTTTGCTGTTAGTAATCCTGCTCATCCAAATGGCTTTTCAGTTATTACATTAAGTAATGTGGTAGACATTAGAGATGCCAACGGTCGTGAACTTAAATTTACTACAGACAGTTCAGTGAAAGTTTGGTCAGTTGCAGGTAGCAAAGGTAACAAGTATACTGTAACAAGAGAAGATGGCGAGTATAGATGCACATGTCCAGGCTTCTTTTATAGAAAAAATTGTAGACACATAACGGAATGTACATAGGACTTAAAATGCAACCATGGGACATAATACAACTGCTTGAAGCAGACAACAGTCGACTAGCGAAAGAGAAAATACTTCGTGACGAAGCTGGCTGTGGTAATAATGAATTCTTTACTGGCGTTCGACTAGCCCTTGATCCACTCACTACATTTGGTATTAAAAAAGTAGCACAATCAGTCACGAGTGGACCTGGGCTAGAGTGGACCATGTTCAAACTAGCAGTAGATGGATTTACGTCTAGAGAAGTTACAGGTAATGCCGCACAGCTAGTGTTAGATACAATGATGCAAACAGCAACTCAAGAACAATGGAACAATTGGTATCGTAGGATATTAATTAAAGATTTGCGTTGTGGCGTGAGTGAGAAGACTGTGAATAACGTATGCAAGAAAGATTACCCCTCATACGTTATTCCGGTCTTCACTTGCCAATTGGCACACGATGGTGCTAATCATGAAAAGAAAGTTGTAGGTAAAAAGCAATTAGAAGTTAAGCTAGATGGTGTTAGGGTTATTGCTATCCTACACAAGGACAAGCGTCCAGAAGTATTCAGTCGTAATGGTAAACAGTTTCATAATTTTGAACACATTGTAGATCAGTTAGCTCATGTTGTTCAGACTTATGGCATCGGAACAGATATGATATTAGATGGTGAAGTTATGAGCAGTTCATTTCAAGACTTGATGAAACAAGTCCACCGTAAAACTAATGTCCAATCTGCCGATGCTACACTACATTGTTTTGATATGATCACCTTACAAGAGTTTCAACAAGGCGGGTCATTAGTTCCACAGTATGTCAGATCAGGACTAGTTAAAGAGTTTATTGACAAGCATCAAGAGGAATTGCCTAACGTGGCAGTATTGGATTGGATTGATGTTGACTTGGATACCCCTGAAGGACAAGACACGCTTAAACAGGTCAACAAGCAGGCTATAGACGGCGGATACGAGGGCATAATGATTAAAGATCCTAAAGCAGGGTACGAATGTAAGCGTAGTCATGCTTGGTTAAAAATGAAACCGTTTATTGAAGTAACACTAGAAGTTGTAGATCTAGAAGAGGGCACTGGTCGTAATGAAGGTCGGTTAGGAGCATTCATTTGTAAAGGAGAAGATGATGGACATATTATTAGCGTTAATTGCGGTAGTGGCTTTACTGATAGCGAGCGTGATAGTTTTTGGACAACTCGTAACGACATTATGGGAAGACTGGTCGAAGTCAGGGCGGACGCGATCACGCAAAACCAGGATCAAACGTACTCGTTAAGGTTTCCTAGATTTAAAGGATTCCGGGGATTTGAACCAGGTGAGAAGTTATGATACAAGAATTCTTAATGGAACTAATTAACATTGCTCGTGCCAGTGAAATTCCTCAGTATACGGAATATTGGTTATGGCCAACATTTGTTATAGGTAACGTTCTAATGTTCGTTCCTAGCTTTAATTGGCCTAGTCTACCAAAAGAAACAAACGAAGAATGGTATGCGAGAATGTGTAAACAAAGAGATGAACAACCATGGTGGAGTGTATCATGAGTAGACCACAAAAGCCTAAAGGTTGGCAAGGAAGATTAAAAAGAAGGTCAGCAGGCCATTACGCCTTATTCAAGGATGATTTACCTTTTGGACACAAGGTTGAGGAAGACAAAACTAAAGTAATTGATCGTAAACGTAAGCATAAATCAAAGGGTATTGACAATGACTAACTTTGACAAAACTCAAATACTCTACAATAATAAATTATTGAAATTTCTCAATGAGCTCGACGACCTTCCTAATCAGATTGACCAATGTCATGTGTATCAATCAGATGCAGGTATATATGATCAATTTAATCGTATTCGCGGCCGGCTGGGAGATAAGATAATATCTGATTCAGATTGTGTTCTTTTTTCCTGCATTGGTGAAAATTTTGAATTTAGTCAGGGTTTTGACAATCTTATTGGAAAGAAAGTTTTGCTTATATCGCCACGCATTCTAGCACAGGAACAAGATAAATTCAACAAGTTGGGCTGGAAAAACATATACTTTCCTGAAACCTATGCTATATATCCAAAGGTTATGCCTAAAATAGATTTAAACTTAGACCGAACGTTTGATAAGATATTCTTAAGTTTAAACAATAGAGCTCAATGGCCTAGACAGGCCTTATATCATTTCATTATGAAATTTGAATTATCTAACAAATTTTATTTTAGTTATCATATGGAAGATCGATGGAATATAGGAAAAGAACTCCTTTGGAAACAGACCAATGATATAGTAGGAACAAATACTTGGTTCAATGAAGGCTTAGATTTTAATTTGTTATTTGACCGTTTACCTGTAACTTTGGATAACTTTTTAGGAAATGATTGGTCGCCTGGCAACTTAGAATATTTCAACTCTAGCTTTTGCTCAGTTGTTGCAGAAACATATATTGGTGAGAACCAAGATCCATTCTTAACTGAAAAAACCTTCAAACCACTAGCCTACGGTCACCCAATGTTGATCCATAGTAGTCAAGGTGCTTTATCTAGGTTAAGGGAGTTAGGGTTTGAAACATTTAGTTCTATCTTAGACGAAAGTTATGATCTGATAGAGTCTCCTCAGGAAAGATTTGAAGAATTACTTAGACAAATATTAGAATTATCAAACAAAAGTAACAATGAACTATCTTTAATGTTTGAAAAAATTAAACCTGTTTTAAGACACAACTATTATAGATTTTGGAATGGGTTGCCTGAAGAGTACGATGTTAAAATTAAAGATATCAAAGAAGAGATCAAAGATTACTTTGGAGTTGACAACTAAATGGACACCGTGTATAATTGTTCAGTATGTAGCACAGATTTTGATGAATACAACGAAGGTGGTACAGTAGGTAACTTTGGCATGTTACCAGTAGCTTTTTGCCCTACATGTTTAGCTTGTATGTGTGATATGGCAGATCAAATGAGAGATCCGGAGGAAATAGAATAATGGATATAGCAAAAGCAGTTGAAAATATGTACGCAATAGCAAGAGCAGTTAACAAAGCAGGTGACGGTTATTTAGCACACGAAATATTTGACGTAGCTGATCGCCTTAATAAGAAAACAGGAACCATATTAACAGATAGTGATATGTCTGATATAAGGAGAGCAACCTAATGTTAATCATCAAATCTCTTAAACACACTTTAATTGGGAAAAGAGTACCTGATAAATTTAATGGAGAAGCAGGTAGATATGTTGAATACCTACTTGGTCTAGATGGTTTTCTTGTATCTGAAAGAGGTGTTGACTTGTATCTCCACAATCAGGGGATTGAAGTAAAAACTCGAGACATAGATTCTACTAGTCCGCACACACTCGGGACAATGACAACCGCCGCCATCATACAGACACCATATGAGTACAGTCCTATGTTTGATAAATTTCAAAAACAGTTTAGAGTAAAAACTCAAAACAATGTAATTATTAGTGCTGAAGTTTATGATTTTAGTATTCCTCATATACAAGAAAAGATTAAAGAAGGGTATGAAAACGGTCGCAAACAAATAGCCGACGGCAATACCTACTCCTATATTCAAGGAAACAAATGGTGTTATTGGGAAGAAGCAAACTCCAATAGCAATAGCTATCAGTTAAGATTTACAAATTCTAGTATAGAAAAATTAGAACAAATGACTAAATCAACTTACAATAAACTTTTTGAGGAAGATCGCTTATATGTTAACTAAAACTTATGATGTAGTCTACTGGGGCGAAAGCGGTAAGAAAGAAATTATCAACTCTTTTCCAACCATGGAAGAAGCTCAACAGGTATTCTTTAAATGTACAGAAGGTGATAAAGAAGCCCAAATTAATTCTAGCTACGACATTGAAGAAGGATATGTCGGAGTACCTGGATACTAATATGAGTATGCACATGGAAGGTCCAGCACTAACTACAACCAGGACTAAAAAATACAAACTTAATTTAACTAAATCTAAACGTGCTGAGTTAGAAATGGATATGTTTCACTACAATAAAAAACAAAAACGTAATGGAGTATCTAAAGTTACATTTGAGGAATACCTAGACTTTAGATGTGGGCGTATAGTTAAGAAACGATTACACCCTAGTGAGCAAGGCACATTAAGAGCTGACTATTTAGAGCTACCGCCGCATAGACAAAATGA